CCTGTTTTTTCTGCAATTGAAAGTGCAATAGCTTGTGTAATTGAGGCAAATATTTTGTTTCTATTTGGAACAACTGTTGCTTTCATGTTTTCTTCAGCATAGTGTCCTTCAGGTACTTCTGCTCCACCTGTTACTAAAGCTGAATTTAATAGGTCAGCTAATCCATCTAATTTGATTTGGCGGTAACTGATAGGGGAAAAATTTTCTCCTGTTACTGTGATTGTACCTAATTGATCTTGTTCTGCTTTTTGAGAACAACCATTTAAATAATCTACTAATGATTGAGCTCGTTCAAGCTCAATTTTGTGTTTTTGTCCATAGTCAAAAGAGATAGCAGTACAAGTATCGTATTCTTTTAAGCAACGAAGTAACAATGTTGAGGAGTCCATCCCTCCGCTAAGACTAATTACTACATGTTTCATATCTAATCTATGTTTTGCCATAATTCACTATTTAAATTTTTATATTCTTGTTTTGTTAATCCTTTCATTAGCATATAACATTCAAAATCAATATCTAATAATCTCCAATGATCATTCCATTCTTCTTTCCACCGTTCCCGGAATTTTTCAAATTCCTGTTTTGTTAATTTATCCATAATTAAAAGGGTAAATCATCTTCATCAATAACTCTATTAAGTGATCCCGGTAAATCTTCTTGATGGATTGATTCTGGTTCTCTAAAATAGAAATCTAAGAAATCTTTAGGGTAAAGATTTACTCTCCCTTCGTATTTTGGATTAGTAATTTCACGGGTTTGCAGTTTAATATTCGCGTTAATAGCGGCTGCTGCTACTTCTTTTCCTAGATCATTACCTGCAGGCTTTCCTAGGTAATCATATAAACTTAAATATTCCATAACTTTTATTTTTGGTTAAATATACGAAAAGAAAATATAGACTCCAAATTAGAGTCCATTTATTGTGCGAAACATTCCAACATTAAAATCTACAAGATCCTCGTTAACAAACTCTTTGCTTATACTTTGAATATTATTCATATTAGCTATTGGTTTTTGATGTAATCCCATTTTTGTATATGGCATTTCACCAATTGCGGCCATAATTGGATTTGAGGTATCAATAGATTCAATAAATAGCATATTTTTATAAAAACCAAATTCAATAGGGGAAGCAGTTCCAAGTAAATGGATTCGATCTGTATTGACGATTGTTTTATCTCTAAACATAGTAGAAATTACCATAAATCTTCCAATAGCTTTACCTAAATCTTGATTTGGATGCTGGCAAATATCATTATAATATGAAGCACCATAGGAAAATGCAATTTTCTTGTACCCCAAATCTTTATATGCTTGAACACATAAGTTAGCTTCGTGTAAACTTTTTGCTTGCACAACAGCTACTTTGGTTGTATTTTCTGGGAGTTGAATGTTTACCCATTGTTTTGCATTGCGAACTGAAGCAGCATAATCTTCCCAAACATCAGGTACAATAAATTCATCTGGTTCAAGTTTATTTACCCAATACATTAAACGATCTGTATTATATGCTTCTCCAAGTTCATGAAGTGAATTGTCCATTACAATGTATCGTGCTATATTTTTTGAATTTTGAAAAAACACACGATATTCTTCGTTTTCATCCATTAAATGGGGTAAACAATAATCGTAATCATTGAATTCTCTACTTTTTGTTAATAAACAAAATGGTACTTCGTGGCTAATTTTTACTTTTTTCATATTAATTAATTTTCTGCATATGCGTGTTCGTATGATTCTATAGCTATTGCTTCTAGGTTTGCAAAACGAGCTGCATCATATCCTACCCAGCGTAGTCCCATTTTAGTTGTTCCTTCATTTTTTATTCCAGCTATAATAAACACTCGTTGATCGTAATTGTTTAAAAATTCTTCTAAAACTTCATATTCTCTTCCATTTACAACTTCAGCACCCTCAGGTAACTTTCTATCATTGATACAAACTACTTTTTTCATTTTTGTTTTTTAAACATGTTAAAAATTAACAGTAAAGCTGAAGCAATTACTGCAAAATATCCTAATATAAATCCTATTAAGTTCATAATTATTTAATTTTTCTCTCCATGTAAATGCATGTTTCTCCCTCTTCAAATCCTTTTTTACGAAGTAAATTAATACTTGTAGGTAAACACCAGGCAAATGCTGTGTAATTTTTAAAATGTTCTTCTACATATTCCCATCGAGTATCCCAAAGTTTATTAAAGATACCTTGGCGTCTAAAATCATCATGTACCCAAGCATCCATAAATTTTATTTTGTTATCAAGTTCAATATGCATGAAAATATGTCCAACAGGATGATCGGTTGAATTTAATGCAATCCACCCATACATATTTTGCGTATTAGTTTTAATTTGTATAATTTTTATATCTATCATTTTATAGATGATTTTTTGGACGACCTCTACCTCTTTTTATTTTTAATACATCCGGTATTGGAAGAGTTCTAACTTTTTTGGGACGACCTCTACCTCTCATATTTTTTCTATTTTCAGCAGGTGTTGTTCTAAAAAAATTAGATGCTTTATCATAAAAACTTAAAATATCTCCTGGCCATTTAAGAAATTCATTTTCAAGTTCTTCTTTAGTAATTTGAAATGCAGATGTAAAGGCATCATAAAGAGCAACCATACGTGATGTTTCTTCCTTTTCAAAATCCTCCATTAAACGTTTATATCGTGCAAAATCTACAGCACAAATCTCAACTTGGAATTGGGAATCATGTTTTGTTAAATCCAATTTTTCTTTAGCCATATATAATGATAATTGAGCTTGCCAAAAGTATGATGATGGATTAAAATCACCATTTAATATACGGTCTTTTAAAGGTGCTCGTTTACCAAGAGGTACAACTTTATCAGTATGAGTACGCCACCACATAAATTTATTATAGTTAATAGGTTGAAGTTTATTAATATGTTCTGCAACAACTTCTTTACTATGTCTAATACTTGTTTCTTTTATAAAACTATACATTATCTAATTCATCTTCAAATTCCTTTAAATCTTGTTCCATAATTTTTAGTTTTTTAACTAAAATAGCATGATATAAAACAGGATCTATTTGCTTAGGATTATCAGGATGGTAATTCCATACCTCCTTAATAGCATTATTTATATCAATAATATTAGCAATTTTGTTATTATGTAAATTTTGATTTTTCATTGTGTTTTTTTTAAATATAAAACTAATTTTTTAGGAAACCAAATTTAATATCTATAAACCTTGTTCCATTCTTAAATCATAATCTTCTTTTTCAACTTCAGAATAAACATTGATATTTAACCAACGACCTTCTCCAATATTGTTTAGGTATTTCCAAGCCTCAGCTGCGTCCCATTTAACACAAAAATCATATTCCTCTTGAGTTAAATACTCTTTAGTATTTATGATTTTTTGATACTGTTTGTACTCTTGTTCTTCTTGATAAATGAATTCGTTATACATAACCTTTATTTTTTTAATTTCTATACCGTAAATATACGAATAGGATCTTAGGAATCCTACTCTTTTTGCATAAGTTTTTAAAAATAAGTTATTGTATTATCATCATCTTTTTTTGTACTTTTTAAAGTACCTAATTCTATACTTAATTTTTTTATTTCTTTTATATGAGTATCAATTTTATTTGACTCTTCTGGGTTTAATTTATAAAGTTGGTTGAAATTATTCATTACCTCTTTAACTTGGTTATTTAGCTGATTTAATTTTTCAGTTGTTTGGGGGTCTAAATTTGCTAATTTGGCTTCTTGTTCATCTATATAACCATCATTATTAGTATCAGATTTATCAAATACTTGTTGTAATTCTTCTTCCTCTATTACCCCATCACCATCTAAATCTAAATTTTTGTTTTCAGGATCCGGTTCTTCATAAAAGAATTTACCTGTTTTGGGATCTATCATTATAGGAAATCCTAAGGGTTGGTTAGATTCTTTATTTTCCTTTTCTGTTTTTAGTTGTTCTATAATTTTATTATCTTCTTCTTTTATAAAGTTTTGTTTTTTTGGTTTAATTTGGGCAAAAGCAAAATTAGCAGCAATTACTAAAGATATTGCTAATGGATCAAACACAAAAATAATAATAAGCAAAAACCAATTAATAATTTTATCCATCGGTTGGCCTGTTAAATTTGAAATATATTTAAGAGGACCTAATTCACTTGTAGTTTCACTATTAGTTTTAATTTCTAAAATTTGATTTTCTAAACTAAAAATAGAATCATTTACTACATCTACTTTTTCAGATAATTTTTCATCTGATTTAGATGTTGATTCAATATTACGAATGGCTGCATTATTTGTTCTAACTACTAAATTACCATTTTTATCCGTATATTGAGTAGTTGAGCCTTTAGATAATGTACCTCGTAAATCTGAGAGGGATTGCTTTTCTTTTAATATATTATTTCTTGAATCTGTATAAAGTTGTTTTTTAGTTTCTAAGGCAGCAATTTGTTTATCAATAATTTCAGATTTTGTAGCTGTAGTTTGATATGCTGCCGATAAAAAACCATAAATTCCTGCAGATGTAATTAGTATTAATATACAAGTAGCTACCGCAAGGTAAGTTCTTAAAATTTTATTTAATGTATTCCAATATTGGTATAATAAGGAAGCAATAACTAATTTAGCAACTTCTAAAGAAGAAGCCATAATTAAAACTGCAAAACTAGCTCCAGCAAATAACATACTAAGACCAGTTACTGAGTAGAAAGCAGCCGATAAACTAACAGATAATGCAGATAAAGCTATTATAAATGGTAAAAAATATTTTTTCATAGTGTTTTATAGATTAATGTACTATCCATCACAACTTAAACAAGTAGATGTACGAGAACCTAAATCTCCTTTAATTACAGAATCGGTTCTTAAATAGTATAGGGTTTTTATTCCTAATTTCCAACTTTCTATATGGACTTGATTAATCCATCTTGGAGAATCTGTTGGATCAAAAGCTAAATTTAATGATTGAGTTTGGTCAATATAACGTTGACGGGCTGCAGCTTGTTGAACTAAAGATAATTGGTTAATTTCAGGAAATGTTAAAAATACTTCTTTTTCTTCTTCATTTAAAACATCATGTGATAAATTTTGAACTGATCCATTATCTGCTAAAATTTGGTCCCAATATTTATTTTGGTTTTTTCCTTTAGATTCTAATAATTTTTCTAATTCTTGATTTTTAACAATAAATGTTCCTTTAGCTCCATTAAACACATAAACATTTGCTGGTTGTGGTTCAATACCAGCTGAACAAGCATTAATACGTGAATTGGATACTGTTGGAGCTATAGCTAATAAATGAGTATTTCTCATACCTGTGTTTTTGCACCAAAGGGGTTCACCATATTCTACAGCTAGTTGACGAGATGCTGCTTCTGCTTTAATTTTAATATCACTAAAAATAGTATGTGTCCAGGCTGTTGAAGCAATTGAATTAAAAGGTAAATTCTTTTGTTGTAAAAAGGTATGCCAACCCATTACACCTAAACCAAGTGCACGTCCTTTTTTAGCATGTCTATGAGAACGAATCATTGAGTCTTTACCATTTGTTTTAACAATAAATTCTTCCATTACCCCATCTAAAAAATATACAGCAGTTTCAACTACATCTGTGTTTTTCCATTCATCATATTTAGCTAAATTTAAAGAACTTAAACAACAAATAAATGAATGTTCTTCATCTGTATGTAATGTAATTTCAGTACAAATATTAGTCATACTAACATCAAGATTATTCATTCTATATGCTAATGGATTATCTTTATTAACATTATCCTTAAACATAATATATGGTTCTCCTGTTTCTACACGAGATTTAAGAATTTCTAACCACAAAGACATAGCTTCACTATCACGGTCATTTAAACGCTTCATAAATGCATCATCAACAACTACACATTGGTGAAGATTAAGACATTGTCTGTTAGGATCACCCTTAGGTCTACGAATTTGAAGAAATTCATTAATATCTTTATGATTAATATCTAAATTTACAGATGCTGCTCCTCTTCGTACTGATCCTTGATTAGTTGCTATAATAGTTGAATCATAAATTTTAGCCCAAGGAACTATTCCTTCAGATTTTCCATTTCCTGTAATATTTGATCCTCTTCCTCTAATTCTTGAGAGGGAAATTCCAACTCCCCCTCCATAAGAGGTAAGTCGCATAAGTTCTGCATTTGTAAGGCCAATACCTCTGATTGAATCTGGAGTATCGATGCCAAAGCAACTAATCGGTAATCCGCGGTCCGTTCCTGTGTTTGAGAGTACAGGGCTAGCCAATCCAATCCATCCATTCCAAATATATTTAAAAAATTTGTTTTCTAATTCGGGTTTATTTAAACGCATAGCTACAGAATGTGCTACTCGTCTGTATGCTTTTTTTGGTGTTTCTCCTGGAAGTAAATATCCTTTTGAAATAGTACTTAAGGCAACTTCATCAAAATATTCAGGATAATCTTTCCCACGTTCCCATTGTGTATAATCTATTGATAAGTTGTTATTATCCATAATTTAATTTTATAATTTTATTTTTTAATCGAAAATACTTTCATCAAACATTATATGACCTTTACTATAATTAGTTACTCTTGTAGAAAAGAAATCAGAATGTTGTTTTCCTGCTGAGAGGTGATCAAACCATTTCATTCTTTCAACCGCAGTTACATCTATATTTGATATGATTGGTTTATATCCTAAATCACCTAATTTAGTATTTACTCTATTTTTAATAAAATGTTCTAGATCATATTTTGAACAACCTTCTAAATCTCCAAGCTCATAAACTTTATTAATAAAATCAATTTCTAGTTTAAGGGAAAGTAAAGCGGCTTCATTAATTGCTGCTTCTAATTCTTTAGTTTTAAGTTTTGGATTTTCTTGAATTAAAGTTCTAAATAACCAACATCCAGCTTCGGAATGAAGAGATTCATCTCGAATAGACCATTCTACTATTTGTCCTACCCCTTTAAGTTTATTACGCATTTTAAAACTTAATAAAATTGCAAATGAAGAAAATAAATTAACCCCTTCTGTAAATGCAGAGAATATAGCTAATGATTTTGCTACTTCGTGCCAATCTATTTCTCCTTGAAAACTATCTCTTATATTCATTAAATTTTGAATTTTAGCCATTGTAGCTTCATCTTCTAAAAATTCATCAAAATTATCAAGTCCTAAAGTTTCGTTTAATAAAGAATAAGCTTCAGCGTGAATTGTTTCAAAGGCACCAAAAGTAGTAGCCATCATAATAATTTCAGGTTTACGAAACCATTTTGTTACTAGGCCTGACCAATAATCATTTACAACAGTTTCGGTTTGGGCAAATCCCTTTAAAATAGAACCAATAATATTTTTTTCAGTTTTATTTAAATTAAAATTCCAATCTGTTAAATCCGACATCATTGGTACTTCTGTGTGTAACCAATGAGCTTGTTGTTGTTTAAGCCAATAATCTGCAGCTTCTTGATATTCAAAAGGTTTATACACCAATCGTGGTTTTGTTATATTTTTCATATTTTTAATTAGGTGTTTAATTCAAAAAACTTATTACGTAACTCTTGTTTATCCATATAATCAATAGTATTGAAAACAGGTAGTGTAGTTTGTGGAGAAGTAGTTTCATCATCATCTTCTGCTCTTTCTGAAACTTCAAAATGGCCTGTTGATGTATCTGCTTTAACATTAAAACTCATTCCGTCCATTCCATATCTATTTTTCATAATATGGAATCTTCCGGTTCCATTAACTTTATCTTGACGTTTTCTTGATAAAGATATTGCAACATCAGTGACCATCATTTTATCATATGATCCTGCGGCTTTATCACCTTCAATAATATCATCTTTTGCACCTGCTCTATTTACTTGAGAAACAGACCATACGGGTATATTTAGGTCTCGTGCAAGGGCTTTTGTGCTAATATAAATATCATCTATTTCATCTTTTCGTTCACGATTTGTTTTTCTTGAACGAAGAAGATCTACATAGTCAATAATGACTAAATCTGGTTTGAAATCTTGATCAATGCATTTTTTAATATGTGATTCAACTGTAGACATTGATGCCTTACCTGGCGAATATTCTTTAATAATTAATTGACCTTGTAATTCTGCAATAACCTCTTCAACTTTTGGTCTATGTTTTTTTTCAGTAATTTTATTTACTGGGATGTTTGTAAAGAAGGAGTCATAGCGGCGTCCTACATAATCTTCTCCTAATTCAAGAGTATAATGTAAAACATTGTATCCCATTTTAACAGCATATCCACCTAGAGCAATTAGGGTCCAAGATTTACCACCTCCAGGATTACCAAAAATTAATCCAAAATCACCATTACCTAATCCTCCTTGTAATAAGGTATTAAAAGGCTCCCAAGGACAAGGTACTACAACTCTATGGTCTTCTCTATAACGAGATTCAACTTCTTTGTTATATTCGTGCCCTACATTTTTGTCTTGTCCCGATTTTAATGCGTTATCAATTAATGAACGGATTGTATCATAATCTCCCACGTTAAGGAAATTAACGCTGTTTAATAACGCTCTTTTAAGTTGTTGGTTTTTACAAAAATTTGAAAATTCTTCTTCAACATATTTAAGATCTTCATCTGATGCTTTATAAGCTTCACGGAGTTGTTCTTTTATTGATACTTGAAGTATTTCATTATCAATTTTTTTTAACTCTACTTTTAACACATCCATTGAAGGAGTAGTATGGTATTTTTGATAATATTTTAAAATTTCTTTAATAATCCATTGGTGTGCTTGATTATCAAAATAATCTTCACTAATAACATCATGGATATTTAATAAAAATTCCTTATGAGTTAGTAATGAAGATAATACTTTAATTTGAAAATTAATTCCGTATTGAGAAAGATTCGATAGTGTCAAAACTTTTATTTTTTAAATTGTGAATGTAATATAACTTATTTATTAAAACTATTTAGTACTTTAAATGTATCATTGATCCAAAAGTCCACATTTTTGATTAAATGACCTAAACCATCATCTTGGTAAAATCGTAAAAAAGCTCCAGTATTCAAAGCTAAATTATCTTCTTCTGCAAATGCTTCTAAAAATTCTTTATCATTGTCATCTAATAAAGGTTTTTTTAAATTCATAATTTTGTAATTTTGTTCTAGTCTGTCACGTTCAAAAGCAATACGAGCATATATTACATGCTCTTTATGTTTTTGTCCCGCAATTTCAAAGATTTCATCTAATGTTAATACTCTTTCAGCTAGTTCTGGAAATTTTTTGAGTAATCCTTTATTTCCTAATCCTTTTACTCCTGGGATTTTATCGGAATTATCCCCAAGCAACATTTTATATAAAATAAAATTATCAGATAATACTCCAAATTTTTCTTTAACTGTATCTTTAGTATAATATTCTTTTTCTATTGGTCTATATACTATAACATTATCGTTAACTAATTGTATAAAGTCTTTATCTGAGGAAACTATAAAACATTTTGAATTATATGTTTTTGGAAGAATATCACTATAATAAGCAATAATATCATCTGCTTCAGCTTTATCAATTGCTACTGTTTTAACAGGTAAACATTTTAAATAATGGGCAATTCGTACAATTTGATTAATTTTAGCATCATCTTCATCTTCTAAATTTTCAAATACTTCCCAATTTGTGATTCGAGTTAGATTACGTCCTGATTTGTATTCAGGGAGTAGGTTTTTTCTATTTGTAGAGGAACCTATTCCATCAAATACTACAAATACAGCAGTAGGTTGAATTTGTTTAATTAAAGATCCTAAGGAACGAAGAAAACCACCTAAACCCCCTACATGCGTTCCTTGAGAATTGATGATATTCATCATAGCAAAATTTCTAAAAAATAAATTTAAACCATCAATCAAAAGTACTCTATCGTATCTATTTGAGGAGACTGTTTCCTGCTCCTCAACTAAATTGTTCAGGAGTTTAAGTAATTCTTTTTTTTCCATATTAATCTGGTTCTTGGGCAAAGATGTTTACGGGTTCATATTGATCTTGTTCTTCAAAAATATCAAAATCTGTACCCCCAAGTATACTTACCCATTCTGCTGTGTGTGCGTCTTTATAGGATTTAAGTTCTTTGTCTGTATCATTAATAAATCCATGAGGTGTCATAATAATTTTTCCCCTTGACTGGATACCATTGATGTGATTTTTATCAATTTGAATATTTGTACGTTTAGCAAATTCAACTTGTTTACCATCTTTAATTGCTTTAATTTTAGAGGTACCTGCATTTGAGATATTACCAAATGTTACTACAAAAGTAGCATCAAACCACATTGCAAATCCTCCTTTGTTCATTAATTTTGGTTGACCCATTGGAACTTCTGCTTTTGCCGTCCATACTTTATTAACACATACTAAGGTATTAGTATAAGGAGATGATTCTTTACGAGATAATGTAATTCTTTGATTTACACTATTTCCAAATTGTGTTGACATCGCTCCTGCATTCCATTCATTATTATTTTTATTTGAACGAACTGAGAGATCACAAGGAATTGATCCAATAGAATCCCACAAGAATAATAAATCATAAGGTAAATTACCTTTTTTCTGTTCATCTAATAAATCTAAAACAAATGCAGCTACATCCTCTATAGTGTGTAATATTTCACGATCAACATATATAAAATTACCTTCATAATTTAAAATTTCACCTGTTGATTCATCTACAATTTCATTAACCTGAAGACCCATTTGTCTAGCATGTTCCCAGTTCCATTTCATTTCAGTTATAATAAATACAGGTAAAACACCTATTTTTTGAGCAGAAACTGCGGCCTCAATCATTGCTGTTGTTTTTCCAGTATCACTATGTCCCCGAAGAAGTACAATATGACCCATTGGAATTCCAGGTAATGAAGTTACATCCTGGAATGCCGGGCTTAAAGGAATCCACTTTTGATCTTTAAATTTTACATTTGAATTTAGCATTTTCTTTTCTTTAAACTTAGTTAAATCAAATTTAGATCTAAGTTCTGAGGAGAGAGCAGCCGTTAGCGATTCGCTTTTTTTACTTTTTGCCATGTTTGTTTTTTATATTAAAATGGTAGATCGTCTGATTCTTCTTCAAATAATGAATCAAATTTATCTGCTTTGCTTACTTGAGCAGCTGCAGGTGTTTTAATTGAGTATGCTTTTTCAGGAGATATTAAAGGGGCTTTTTCTTCCTTTTCATCATCAATAATAGAACCTTCTTCATATTCATCTTCCGGAGTTAACCATTCTTGAAGTGCTAATTTCATTTCATCGTATGAATATTTTTTAAATACATCCATAGGATTAGGTTGATTTTCTAACAATGATTCAATTGTTGTTTTATCACCTGCTAATGGAGTTTCTTTAACTTTAGGCATGATAGTTGTTTTATTATAACTTGTACCTGTTACTTCAGGACCTACAGTAGTTAATGTAATATCACGACCAATCATTACATCCGTAAAATCACCAACATCTTCATTATCTGCAAGATTTAAGAAATCCATGTATAATTCCTTACCAAATTGCCATAACTTAATTCCCTCTGTTTCTTCACCACGAACAATAACAGGAGCAAAAATACGCATTTTTGGATCTAATTTCTTAGCCAAACGCCAATTTTCCTTATCACTAGTTGTACGTAATTGTTTAGAAAATTCTACAATAGGATCTTTTTCACCCCAATTAATAGGAGATACCATAGTATTTTTTCCAATACCATAATGGAAATACATTTCTGTAAATGGGATGGTTTTGTTGTATTTAGAAGGTACAACACGAATAATTTGTTTACCTACTGAGGGTTTCCAAAAGATAGATTTTTTTTCTCCGCCACCTTTTCCGGATTGTTTTGACTGCATTGCAGACAGTCTGTTTTTCATTTCATTTAAATCCATAACTTAATTAATTTATTATTTATAACGTGAATATACTAACAATTTAACGAGATGCCAAATTATAGTTCAATAATTTTATGAACTTTTGTATTTAATTGTTTAAAAGACCCATCTTGAGTAAGTAAAATACAATTTTGATAATGTTTCCAATCTACTCTAAAGTTAGTATCAACTACTCCATCATTTAATTTTTTAATTAAATCATTTAAAGCATTGATTGTATATAAAGTATTGGTTTCTTTTTTTCTATGTACTAAAATAGTGTTCATAGGAATGTTACTAACATTTCCTTGATCTACATTATATGTAATAACATATTCATTTGTACTTTTAACAAAAAGAACAAACATTTTATTATACATTATCGTATATGTGTTTGATATGCTAGAAACCATTTCTTCTAGTATATCTTCTGTAACGAACGTACAAAATAACTTGTTGTTCAAATCTGTATTATTTAATTGGGTTTCCTCCCAATAAATATTATGATGATTATTCAAAATCGTAGCTTGTTCCATGTTTAATTTTTATTTGTAATTTTTTGCTTTTAAAAATATCTTCTATGTCCTTTAATAAATTTTCACTTTCGTCATAATCTAGTAAAAAACTGTCATAAGTATATAATACTAATTTAGTGTTTTTACCTTTTAGTAATTTATTTAACGCCGTTAATATACAAACATTCATTGATGTTTCCAAATTTTGTAATATATAATTAAACAACTTTTGTGGATTCATGTTTTCTAACTCGCTTTTTTTAAAGCCATAGCCTGAAATTGGGACTATAATTTCTCCTATATTATTAAATTCATTCCAGTTATTATCAATAAATTTCTTTATTTTTTGGAAAAATTCTAGGTGTTCATATTCTTTAAATACACCTCCATATAATTGTTTGAATGTAAGTTCTTTAGCCTCTTTATAACTTGTACCATACATATCCGCAAATATTTGATGAACGTCTTGTCCCTCAAAATCAAAAGAAACTAAACGAGCAGCAAGGTTAGGATGATAAGCACTAATATCGTACTCAATAAATTTACCGGTTGGTATAAAACTTTTTCTAGCTCCACTTTCTTTATTTAATGCCGCAAAATTAAGACCATTAAAAGTGTTACTTGGTCTACGTGTAGTTGTAAATAAGTTATAGTTGGTATATATTTTGTTATCCCTAATGGAGTACAAAGGGTTAATTTGGGGGAAATGTTGGTTAAAAACTGTTTCATTTATGTTTATTCCGTTTTTTTCGATTCCAAAAAATGCAATCGTTGATTTATTGTTATAAAAGTCAAAATGTTGGGGTAAATCTTGTGTGAAATGTTGTTTTGTTTTATTATAAATATTTTCACAATACTCATAGTGTTTAACTACCGGAATAATTTTATTTATTTTTAGATTTTCCGGATACTTGTTGTAAAAATATGTGTGTGCTTGGGTTTGTTCTTGTATATACGGAGGAGTGAGTATGTTTATATCGCGCAAGCTCTTAAGTGGAAAGTAATATAGCGCATTTTTCTTATCCCGCACCCATATACACTTAACTGACGCTAATAACTCATTTACTATTGAATTGTTAATGCTTAAGGTTTCACTATGATCAAGACATATCATAAATCCTTTAGAGGCAGTAAAGGGTCTAAAATATATTAGTGATATATCATTTAAAGCAGGATGTACTTTATTGTGATAGGGGATTATCTCTATAAAAGCTTCCTGTGGAGGATGCATCACGAGAGATTGAATTTGTTCTTGGGTTTCTATTAGCCAAAACATTTGTACTACCGGATTGATTATAATATTTAAGATAATCAAATTTTAGGTAATCTCCAAATCTAGGTAGTTTTTGTTTGAAAGAAGCTAATTCTACTATATTTTTATTTGTTTTAGCTACTTGTTCTTTATTACCTGTTAGAATCCAAGTTATAGTAAATGGTTGATATAACTGATAAAGTATTTGAGGGTCTTGAGCTTTTAATTTTGTAAATTGATCTAAATTTATTTCAATGTACTGGATTTCGTTTGTTTTTTTACAAAAATATCTTTGAAATTCTTCATTTTCGTAATCTTGTTGAGTTGGAAGTACTGGGGAGTAATATGGAAGGAATGATTTAGGAGGATTATAGGGGTCTAAATTTTGTAAAGCAAAATAATTTAGTACTCTGTCTGTGTTTACTTCATATTGGGTAGGTAAAAAATTTAAATTATCTAATGATAAAACGTTAACTGTTGTACTTAAATTTGGTGAAGAATCAGTACCTTGAGATAAGGGGGTGATTGGAATCAGTTCAACATTAGGTCTATCATCTTGATTTCGTCCTGTGTAGTATTTTCCTGTAGATATTTTAAAGTAATAACCACTATAATCAGACTGAGTAGAGACTGATATAAATTCACCACCATTGGTGTATAAATTTGGGGTTATCTGGGATTTAGGATAATACATTTTAGATTATTATATAAGTTGTTAATTTTCCTTGTTGAGCTAATTCATAAAACTTTGCAATTCGGTTACTTTCTACTTTTCCTCCTATTCTAAGATGAAAGTGACCTCCAGTAGCAGTACCTGATGGGAAATCATATTCGTTAATAAAGCTAACTATTGAATTTTTGTTACCTGCTGCAAATCCACCTAATATTGTATCGACTGTTTTTTTGTTTTTTTCGTTTGCTGGGGATATTGCTATATCTAATCCATTTCCTGTACTATGAGATGATTTATAACTTAATCCTTGGTGGTATTTGTCATTTCCTCCAGTTACTGTTACATTTAAATTTGGAAGTTGTTTTTTAATTTCTCTAAGTACAGAAGAAGCATATAACAACAATGCCCCTGATATATCACCACCATTTGATATTTCTTTTCCTTTTTCTGTATAACCTAAAGATTTAAGTATGTCTCTTAAGGCATCCGCATTTGGTGTTTTCCCAGTAAATGCTTTTGTTGTTCCTCTAGATTTATCTCTACTATTTCCGGAAGCAATTGCTACTGCACTTTGTCCAACTTCTGAACCAAATGGATTTTGCGGGATAGCAAAGGATTCTAAGGTTGTAGTCCATTCATTGTTTGAAATTGTATTAGTAATACCTTTAAGTAAAAAATTTAAAGATGTTGGGTAATTTGAGGGTAAAAATGCTGTATCAATTGTATATTTTTGATAAATTTTCATCCCAGAAAGTCCATCTAAAGTTAATTGAAGATCAAAAGGTAAAAATCCACCATTTGGAGATGATTTGCTATCCGCAGTACCTGTTGATTTTGATAATGTTTGTTTTGCCTGATCATATTCATAGAATGAAGAGGCAGCATTGGAAAAAGCATCAATAGCTTCTTGGTTCCACGTTGGCGCTGAACCTCCTAATTGGGAAACAAATGTTTGATATGATAAAATAGATTCTTTATAATCTTCAAATAATGATTCTTTACTTGATGATTTTGGGGATGTTTGTTCTAAATCAACTTTCTTTTTAAATCTATCTGTTAATCCAGCATTCATTCTAGATAGTGCTGTTGAATCCTGTCCAGGTATATATCCATTAGAAGTAGCACCAATTGTAATCATAGTTGCTAAATTTGGAGATACTGTGGTTTGAAAACTTAAATCTCTAATAAAACCTGCGGAAGGTGCATTATTGCTGTTATTATAATAATAACCATAAACATCA